AATTCCCAAAATGGCAGCAGCAGCAGCCACTTTCAACGCAAGAGCAATACGTGGATGCTCGTTCACAAACGCATCAACACGAACTTTCGCAGCAGCAGCACAATCATCCAACAACTTCGCATTGGTGGAATGCGCTTTCGAATCAGCAACACTCTGCGTCTGACGAATCTTCGCACATTGTTCAACAAGAGAAATCTCCGGCACCTCACTACGAATTGGGGGCACAGGAGGAGTATTTCTTGGAACAACAACAACAGACGACATCTTCTGAGAACGCTTCATAATATCATCAAGCTTCTGACACAACTGAGTATAACGCTTCGCAAAACCATTCATCGGCAAGCCTTCACGCACTGGGACATGCACAAACCCAAAATTTGTCTCATCATATTTCAGATAATACAAATGTGGATTTGTCGCATAAAAGGTGGAATACCCAGGATCATTCAAGGGGTCTGTCTCTGAAAACAACACAATCGGACCTTCCTCATCGTCTGAAGAAGCTTCTTCATAAACCGACGTGGCAACATCCGACATCTCATCATCAGACAGACCCTGAGCTTCAATAGTCTCACGACGACGCAAACCAGGCAGAATAGAATCACGCACACGCAAAAGAGCTTCTTCACCAGGAGACACAACAACTCGAGCAGCAGATAACACATCATCAGCTTCCTTCGCAACAACGATCTTCTCCTCAGCAACAAAATGAGCGACAGCACGATCTTTAACGATCTTCAATATCTGAGCATAGGTATACGGACCTTGATCAGGCTCACTCTGAACTACAGGATGACACACAAAAAACTGCAAGTGGGAGAAATCAGGTTTCCACTTATCACGCAACGGCTCAAGATAATCACCGTTTCGCATACACGCTTCCGGACGGGGACACACACGAATCAGCAGATGACGACGACGGAGGAAAGCTTGTTGACAAGTAATAGCTTTATCTCCCTTGGGATAGGCGGTGTTCGAACACATGATGACAACAGCCGAACTAAACGTGGCTCCCTTGACTCCGATGGAAGGATTATCAAGAGACGCCATAGGAAGAACATACTGATTATTCGAAATGATATCAATAATCTCACGTATATCTTCCTGCTCGGCAGACTGACCCAAATCATCAAACAAACAAAAAGGCTGATTTCGATAGGAATCCCATGTTTCAGAGAGTCCCTTCGAATACATAATTTCGTTCATCGGAAGAGTTGGATCAGTAGCGAGCAAACGAGCAAACTGACTGGCAAGGGTGGATTTGCCAAAACCGGGAGGACCAGCAAGATAAAGGCCAAATGGAGTAACGCGAACTCCATTTGTCGCACGAAAATCAGCGATGCTACGACACACTCGATCTAATTTAGTGCACGTCGCAACAATGAGGATATTCAGCTTCGAACCTTCACCATCTTTCATCAACACAGCAGCATCACACAGGATCTTCTTTCCTTCACGCTGCAACGCAAGAGCACGATCTTGCAAATCAACACTCTTCGACAACTCATCTGAACGAGCAGGATCACACACAAGATCAACGTTCTCTACCCACGTACGAAACGAACTACCAGAAACAAGTTTCTGATAGAAGGTCTCGGGCGGGCAGATAACACTGAGCCAGTTCTTCACACACACAGGAAAGAAAGCAAGAACATGAGAAAAGAAATCACTGATATGAGTAACAGTAGGAACAAAAGAAGTAAAAGCACGCGAAAGCTCAGTAGCAGAACGGAGAGCAGTCTTACTAGGAATGGAACCAAGAGTGATAGTACCAATGATAGCAGTCAAAAGAGGAATGAAAGGGGCAGGACCAGCAGCTTGAGCTTCGAACTCACGAGCATCTTCAAAGTTATCTTCGGGATCAGGAACAGGCAAATGCTGGTCAATAGTACTCACTATATGTGTTTCAGGCGTGAGTGCCTTGACCAGAGCAATGAATCCGTTCCGAAAACCACGAAACAACTTATACATGACATCAGGAAGAAAACCGAAGAAATTAAAAATACGAGCGAAAACAGCAAGCAAATGAGGAAGTTCAGTAAGAGGGCGAATAAACAAATCAGCAATAATAAGACACAACTCAATGAGGCGATTCTCAAGAAAAGAGTCGGTGGACAAACCACCAAACAACGAGGACAGAGTATTACGAAAGCCACGAACACACTCCTGAATCTCACCAAGCAAGGTGGACGCAGTATCAGCAGAGGCAGACACAGCATGAGCAGCAGCAATAGCAATGGGGCGAACTTCATGAATGGAATCGACTATATAATTCAAGGGGGCTGTCATATCAGTTCCAATAAGCGAACCAAGACGAGTAGGAGACAAACGAGCAGGTCTCTGAGCAGGATCCACATCGGACTGAGCTTGGATGACTTCAAGCGCAGTCTGCGTCGAACAATCGACACTTTCACCGGAAAACAACATTCCAAGGATATCACCACGCGTCATTCCGGACGATAAAGCATCAGCAACCAAAGGACACACTTTGACACGAATAAGATGACTAGCACGTTCAAAGCGACACTCATGACGATGACGTTCACCAGCAGCAGCAGTGTTGACACGGTAAGCACCGCATCGACAGCGAACAGCAACATCAGCAGACGAGGGATAGGAATAAGGGGCAAGAGGGGGATAAGCAAGAGTGGAAGCCGGGCCAACAGGATCAAAACCTTGGAACTCACAACAAACGGGGTTCGGACACTGCTTGGGACGCTCAAAATGATCACTCTCACCGCCACGGTGGGAATGATCATAATCAACAAAGCAAGCAGCACAAGTATGACGATGGGGGATGGAGGGGCGAACATCAGCAACAGCTTTACGGACAACTTCAGCTTGCTGACGATAACGCAAAGCAAGTGATTCAGACGTTTCCAAATCACTACGAACAGGCGCAAACACGACAGGAGGACGGTCAAAACGAAAGGGCTCAACAGATGGAATACGCTGGACCCACTTATCGTGTGGACCATGCCAAAACTCCGAGCCGAGCTTCTGAGTAGCTCCAAGCTCAATAGCGATGTTATTCACAGGTTGGCATTGGTATAAAGGACCAACCGGAAAGCTTTTAATGACAAGAGCATCATAAAAGCTAGTACTGACAACGCGACCGCCGCAGTATTTACTGATGACATCACGAACTTCGGCGAGGGAACACGAAACTTCGACGGCATCAACACACGATGACACAATGAGTTGGCAGCCAAGCATCTCACGAGTGATGACTCCACGATATATCTCAATACCGTCAACAACTGCACCGATAACATCAGCAGTTGTAAGGCGATTGGCAGGTGACATACGGCGCCAAGCACCATCAGACAAACAGTTCTTTCTTAAAGTTCCACGATTCGACAATCGCAGAACAATCACGCACTCAGCATCGTTGGAGAGGGGGAGGGAAGGATTTGCTTGAAAAGAAGACATGGTGTGGTTTATTCCAGGTCTCTCGCGGAACTGGCCGCACTCGAGGCTAAACAATAAATGCATACGGCCGGCGGCGATTCAGTTCAAGCTAAATAGCATTACGAGAGATACCCTACTTGCCCGAAGCACAACTAAGACAAGTAGTTAAGGAAACAGTTTAATTTCCTTCACTAGCGTAAAACTCCGCCA